CAAGCTGTGTTCACGGCTCAGATGAGCAAGTTTGTTTGGGGTGGGAGTGGTATAGCTCCTTATCAGTCCGAGAAGTTCCCTGAGGGTCCCATGAAGGCAGGTAGAAGATATTTTGCAGCCTGCCTCAAAGAGTTTATCCGTCTTCGCCTTATCCTTGAAGTTTCAAACCGCCAAGTTTTGGCAGATGCCGAACCGGGTTTAAAGGGTTCTACCTGTGTGGATGCTCTTAGAGCAATCACTATGGCACCTAAGTCGGTTATTGATGTTGCTCGTACACTTCTGATTCAGGACTTAGTGGGAATGAAGTAAATCTTTTATTGATGCCCCCATGTAACTATCCGTTTTGTGTGGATAGTTAACCACTTCTTCATGGGGTGACAATATGAGTAAAGACTTGCAGATAGCTCACGCTTGCCCTCATCTTATCCGTTATGAGCGGGTGTTTTTAGATGGGGGCAAGTTTATTTCACCTGCGAGTCCAATCGAAGGTGAAAATCTTTTGGTCTTGAGGAGAGACGGAATAGAACTGCCCTCGGTGGGCTTGTTCAGAGAGGCTTCAGTAATATCTCCTCTTAAAGGTCCATATCGGATAAAGGCGGGGGCGAATGAGTTGGTGGTGGAGTTAGAGGGTGGAGTTTCTTATGATTTGATCATTCCACCTAAAATTTACAGCACAGCTACGCTTGTTTCTTTTTTAGAGAACAAGTTGGGCGAGATTTCTGTGATGGAACATCAGTTAGCATTAAAGTTTACGGATAACCGCAGGGGAGTAGGGTTTAGCGTAAGGGGTTCAGTAATGGATAGTTTGGGTTTTTCGGTTTCAAAGGTGAGAGCGAAGCCACAAAGGATAACGCCGAGTTGGAAGTTGAGGAAAAGCGGAGTGGGGGGGTATATGTTGGCGTTTGATAAACCTCTAGACCCTGAGGGGTTATTGGATATCACCTACACAACCATCAAGTCTCAATGTCGTAGGTGCAATGCAACAGGGGTAGAGAATGACCTTAGATTTTCTACCACGGGTGATTTATCCATAGTGGAGGGATATGACCTATTGTATCAGAACATAGCGAAGACGCTATTGACAATACAGGGTAGCAATCCATATCACGATTGGTATGGGTCTAATGCGGTTGGTCTAGTGGGTAAGAAGTCTAGTACTGCCCTTCCGTCTTTGATAAGGCAAAGTGTCAAAGAAGCATTGGATAGATTTCAAGGGTTACAGAGAGAGCAATCCAAGCTACAGGTGGTGACGAATGAAGAACGCTTGTTGAGTTTGGATAGCGTCTCTGTGGAACGGATAGGGAACGATGAGACGAGTGTATTGTGTACTGTGGTGGTGAGAGCGGCTAGTGGCTCTCCCGTGAACATAAACATTGTATTTGCCGTTCCTGGCAGTATCCCGCTAGATGGAGACCTATCATGAGTTTATTTGAGATCATTCGCCCTGATGGGGTTAAGACTTCAGCGGCTAGTGTGGTGTATTCAACCTTAAGGGAAGAGGTTGTCCTAAGAGGGAACATTTCGGATTACACCGAGATAACAATTCTATTTAATGGGACAAGTTATACATCGGTGGGAGTAGATGCGGACATAGAGATAATAGGAACCACATGGATATTTCCATCTATGGGTGGGATAGACATTTCGCAGGGATCGAACTCATTTGAAATAACGGCTAGTGGTGCGGGTTTGACGGATAAAACTATCCGTCTTGATGTGGTTTCCCCTGAGAATGAACAGGTGACACCACCATCGGCTCCCACAAATATCCGTATCGGTCGGTCACAAAATGCTGTGGATATTTCTTTTGATCACACGGACAATGATGTGACCTACTACAACATCTATGGTTCTACATCAAGTGGTGGTGGGCTAAATGGATACTATCTAATAAATGCGATACCGCTAGACCCTGTGTCTTATGGTGTGCGGACGGAGCGGATAACTGAGTTGGGGGGTTTGACGGCGGATTTGAGTCCGAGTGTAGCTGATCCTTTGTTTGTGGAAGTTCAGGCGTTACAGAATTCTTCTTCAGCCGTACTATCTACGGCTTCTCTTGGGGATGTGGAGATACCTGAAACAACAACAAGGATAAGAGTTTCGGCAGTAGTGTCGGCAATGAGTCTGAGTGTGGAGATGAAGTTTAGGCACTCAAGGACAGCCACGCCGAACTCACAGCCACCGACTTATCAAGTGGGAGAGTTTTCAACCCTTCCTGCGACTAGCCCTATTTATTATGTTGTGACTGCGGTTAAAGTGGTTGATGATCTTGAGATAGAATCCGTTTATAGCATTGAGGTTTCAGGACAACCGATAGACATTCAAACCACAACGCTTAGTCTTCCAAATGTTTCGGATAGCGACCTGACCACAAGTCTGATTCAGACGATTTACGCCGCTGATGAGGATGCGGCAGTACAAGCAGGATCAGCTATCCGAGATTTGATGATAGACCCGATGGTGTCTGAGTTATCCCGTAATAGATTTGTGTTGGATTTCTCTTATCGAGCCACGAGTTTTCTGAGTCTATTAAACATAGATGACCCTTTGAACACGGGTGCATCTATATCGGTCTCCAACAGTTCATATAAGCTGGCTCTAAAAGATGCGTTATTTCTTCAGACGGATGTTCAGACACAAAACATCATAGATGGTGCCTTTGAGAGACTAGCGTCTAATTTTGGATTATCGCGTAGATTGGGGGTTCGGGCGAGGGGAGAAGTGATCTTTTATTTATCTAATAAGCCTACATTTACCTTATCCGTGCCTTTAGGAACGGTGTTAACGGGAGGGGGGGTTTCATTTAAGACGATTCAATCAGGGGGTTTTAGTGCTGAAAATGCGGTTTCGCTTTATAACCCTGTGCGTAAACGCTATGAATTGACCTTACAGATAGAAGCAATAGAGGAAGGGTTAAGGGGGAATTTAACAAGTGGTCAAATCACTCAGGGAGCCCCTGCGGGATTAAGGGTGATCAACACAGCTGCTACTTTTGGTGGTCAGGATATTGAGAGCAACAGCGATTTGACGGCAAGGTCTTTAGGGTATTTGTCCTCTGTGGATGTGGGGACAAGAAATGGATACCTTAGGGTGGCGAGAGAGACCTCAGGGGTAGTTTCCGTCTTGGTCATAGATGCGGACAGCCCATATATGGTGAGAGACGATGGACTAGGCGGAAAGGTAGATGTTTGGATAAGGGGCGAGAGCGTAGCTAGTGTAACGGATACTTATGCACCTACATACAAGACCAAACGCGGGGCAAGGTTTCTTCCTCTTGTGAGCGAAGGTTCTTATTTATTTAAACTCGCTGATGCCTCCTCCCCATCTTTATTCGCCATGATAGATCGAGAAGACTTAGGTTTAGGTCTAAAGAATGCCACGAGTGGAGAGTTCTTTGACTTGACCGATGCTGTAATTACAAATGGGACTACCATTCAGCTTGAGGTCTCAATCACACAACCGACATATGCTTTTGGCGATATCATATTGGGTGATTATCGCTCAGAGATCAGTTCAGATATCCATTTGGACAGGCAACCCGTTAGAGAAGTGGTTTCCGTAACCAAGCCTGATGGGTCGAACTTGGAGTTCGACTTCTTTAAGTCTGAAGACCCGCTGATGTTGGGTCAATCCACGAGAGCTTCGGATTATATCCGTGTTCAAAATGATGGACTTGAGAAAATCATAGATGTCACTCAAGAAGCCCACACGCTGATTGGATTTTATCCTGATAGGTTGGCAAACTTAGGTGTCGATGTAAACAGTATTGTGGTGACAAACACTTCAGGTGTGGTGTTTGATAGTCCTCTTGATCCAAGTGTAACTTCGCCTGATTATGAAATCATCTCAGAAGGTGATGTGGTTTCTATTCGTAGGACTAGTGCCGCAGGGGGGATAACAGATGGAGAGGTGGTGTTGGTCACATACCAACACCTTGAAAACATCACAGTCACCTACAAAACAAATATCGTATTATCCAATTTGCAGGTTGAGTTAGAGGCTAATAAACACCTAGGGGCTGATGTATTGGCGAAGGAGGTGTCCCCCGTGTATGTGGACATAAAGGCTGTAGTTGTTTTGGAGCGGGGTTCCAACATCAATACGGTTGACTCCCTTATCCGTAATAACCTTTCCAATCTCATCTTGGGTCAAGTGTTAGGTGGATCACTTCGGGTTTCGGATATTATCCGTGAGATAGATGGAACAACAGGTGTGGCATATGTGATCATGCCATTGACGCAGCTAGCACTTCAGGCAGGGGGGTCTATTCTAAGAGAACCCGTGGTGGTAGGTTCGTTAAGAAACATAACCCAACTCAACAACTCCACACATCAGGTTTGGATACTTGACACGGGACTATCCAATAACGCGAGTGTAGAGGGCGGGGTAAATGCACGGGTTTTCCTTGATGGGCAGGAGATACATTTGTTGGGCATCTCACAAAGATCATTTAAGGCAAATTGGATAAAAACCTCAGCCACAATCATGGGGGTAGAGGGACTGAGCGTTTATGACACAGGTCTAGGTGTTTATGTAGATGTCCCAAATACACAACACAAGGTGGGATTATGTTTACCCATAGGGGATCATCCGAGTAACCACACGATAAGTGTCAACTACACAACAGGCGATTCCACAGGTGTAGTCAGAGATGTGGTGATAAATGAGTTCTCATATCTACAGGTGGGGGATGTGAGCTTTACTTACGAGGAGGCGAGATGAGTATTTATCCATATGATCCTAGAGTTCAAAAAGACCCTTTGGGTAGAAAGTCTAGTTCACGCCGACTCCTTGAGGATATCTTGGCGGAACGCATCGTTTCTTCTCTAGCTAGGAGCACCGCTTCTAACTATATCACGGAAGCATATGGAGCAAATCACAGGATATTTTATGAGGGCATAGCGGCTATCTTAGCAGAGTTCTTGGTGGACTCGGTGGATAACATAGACGATGCCGATCTCACACAAATGAGAGCTGAGTTTATCTCGACAAGGCTTTTGTACTCTGTCTTTCCACCCAACGAATCTGCCATACCCTCCACGGATACCATTGAAGAACTGCACTCCATTCTTCAGGACACGCTGAAGTCGCTCTTCAAGGGAAGCGGTAACTCCTCAATTCTAGAGGCTTTAAACTCTCTTGGTTCAGAAGTCTCCTTAGAGATTGAAAACTTTGTTGTTAATCTCACATCTAGCATCCTCAGCATCACTTCTATAGCTGAGGATCACCGACACTTTGTGTTCTCTCGACCCACGGGATTGGGAAGCACAAGTTATCCTATTGGTATGAAGTGGGGAGATGCACTTCATACCCATCTAGTTATTGATGGTGTGGTTCAGCCTTATACGGATACGCAGGGGACTACACACACTCACGAGGCATCTCTTGGTCTAAGTCTCAATGTTCTTAAGATTCAGGAAAATCTAAGAAAGGTATTTTCGGTTCTTAAGCCAGCCCACATAAAGACGGGTGTGGTCGCTTCTCTCTTAGAAGAAGATGAGACTCTTGGCGTGACTGAGGATGGAATGTCTTTATCCTTGGGTGAGTTCCACCAAGAGGATATGAGAAAAGTCCGTCTAGGGACATGGGGAGATGTCTTGTTTGGATATGCCTCTAATAAGACCCTGAGGCTCTATCGAACAAACATCACCAAACCCAACTCTCTTCTGATTAAAGCCTCTGAAAATGCTCCCTCTGGTCAACGCCGAAGAGTCATCTCCGTCTCTAACAGCACACCACCCTCAGGTGACTATCCAATTTGGAGTTTTCCATTAGACGCAGTAGCCGAGGAAGTGTTACGCGACATAGGAGTGGATGTCTTATCCGTAGATGCTGATGGTTTTGTTGTTGGCAAGAACACATCTACTTCTACAACCCAAATGTTATCCTATTTGGGTGATGGTAGTTTGGTGTTGTTAAACGGTGTGGCGTATTACTTGGATATGTTTCTAAAAACACCCGTCAAACACAAGTTATCTGCCAAGGTCATTCAACTAGATTCTGTGAGTGCATCTCAGGGCGTTGTGGAAATCACAAACCTCTCTAGTCCTTGGAAGGTTCGGCAAGACATACGCTATGAGAGCTACACCTTTACTTATTATCCGCCTGATATTTCAAATCTGTGGTTTAGTTTCCCTGATCTCAATATCCGTTTCTTTTACAAGGGAATCGCCTTAGGTCTCACACAATCATGTTCTATATTCGTGAATGGCATCGAATTACCAGCCGATAAAATCAAGTTTTACAGCTATTTTGACAATCGGTTTTATGTTTTAAATCCCGATGGATCATCATATCTAAATGACCTTGATAGGATAACCATCGTTTATCCATATGACGAAGATGAAGTCTATCGGTTTACAGCACTAAACGATACTCGTTTGGTCTTAAATGCTACCCGCAAGCTCGGACAAGTCACCACCACACAAGGTCGTAAGTCTGCCTACTCCGCCCCCTCCGCTCCACCTTATTATATAAGACGGAAAAACTTTGTACTGAACAAAGTAGAACCCATAAGCCCTTTGTTTTTTGAACAAAGAGAGGCTAGCTATGGTCTTAATTCTACATCCACGACAAACACCACCACACAATATCTAAATAGCTCTTTTATACTGAATAGAGTATCCTCGTCATCTAAGGTATCAAACATATCAGCCCCCGCTACGGCAAACCTAAGCACGAGCGATGGGAAAATATCTTTTGTTCAACTCGGCTTCAAACCTGATTACATACTATCAATAACGGATACTGATGGGAATGAATATCTAGGCACATTGGATAGTGGGTATTTATTGGTGCAGGGTGTGGATGTCTTAACGACCCTTGAGATATCGGCTGTAAGTTCAAACCCGCTCACAAGTGAAGGCACTTGGTTCTCGGGAGAGAAACTCCTTGAAGGTCAAGCCCCACTTAAGAAACCAACACATTCATTCAGCGGTTTATCCGAAAGCACCTCAGATGAGATTATGTCTAATCCTTTGGGATTAGCTGAACCTCAAATAGGTGGCGGATATAAAGATGCAACACGAAGCGTTATTGCTCGATCTTCCACGACTCAAGTCGGAGTGGCAGGGGAACCCGTCTTTTATGAAGATCGCCCCACAGCGTTTTCTGTGGGTGGTTATTTATCCGAATTACACACCGAGACTTCTTATGTAGACGAAGTGTTGTATGGGGATTACTCTCTGTACACGCTTGGACCTATCTCGACAACAGAGCTAACCACATTCACAACAATCCCCACCTACTTGTTCTTTCAGTACAACTCCCTCAGTTTATTCGGAGGGGACGGATACTACTTCTCGATTTATCGGATAAGTAGTGATGGGATCAAATACTATCAAACCCTTTATCCGATTGCAGACGGAGGCGGCTTTGAGTGTTTTGAACAACACCCGTCTCCTCCGAATGGGGCTCCTCTTGCATATAGATGGATAGACCAAGGAACAGGAAGCGGCTTTAGCCTCAACTACGATAATGGAAACTTCGACTTTCCGTTATATGAAGCTGACCCAAATGGATACTTTAATCATATTCCAAATCAGACCTATTACATAGAAGTATATATGGAGCAAAACGCAGGTGCTGATGGACTTAGGTTTTTCTCTAGTGGCACGAATGCCCCCTACGCATTAAATACCCCTTGGGCTTCTTCTTCCGAAGTTTATGACTTAGATGACCCTATGGACATGGGGTTCAACAAGACCTACACTTTTCAGGTCACTTTTGCGACAAATCCAGGAGAGGTCACTTCTTGGCTGATGGTCTCAGACCCTGATGTTCTTGCCCCCAAATCCTCCGAAGATGTCGGGGCAAGTATTGAGATTGTGGCAGATGTGTTTTATCCAAGCGAGCCACTACATGGAGATCGCTTATCTTTTATCCCTAGCAGCATTTACAACACAATCACACCTGAGATACCACTCATCTCCATATCAGATGTTGTAGACGCTCCCACAGATGCTTTAACTTTCGCTCAGTCCAAGTTTATCCAAGAAAACATACCTGCACCTACGGATGTACTCAGCACAAGTTATCTCATCCTCCCTAGCTCCGTCACCGAAACCACTCAATCTATTACGGATAGTTTCAGTTACCTTTATCGCTTGTCCATAATGGATAGCTTGTCATCCATCAATGACTCCACATCTACCCAAATCATTACTCTGATATTGGATAGTTTATCCGTAATAGATAATGCGGATGCGGTTTTGGGTCTTTACTTTTCAGATGGAGTCTCTCTTATTTCGGACTCCGTGTCTGTTTTGGAGAGTTTGTCTTTAAATTTGGGAGATTCTTTAGGTCTTAGTGATGCGGCATCAGTCACTTATGGTTTTGTACCTGCATTATCGGCGGATAATATCCCTAATCTCTTGGACAATGTTTCTACTTCTGAAACCAAGTTCATACAAGACACACTCGCTTCAATCACGGATAGCGTAATAACAGGTCTATCGGGATTTAACTTTTCTGATGTGTTGGGTGCCTCATCTGATGAAGTAGAGACCCTTTACGCCTACCTGCCGAGGACTGCATCAGATGTCATCAACAACATTCTTGATGCTGTTCTCTTAAGATACTCCACTTCAGTATCCGATAACCTAAGCCCTATCTTGGATAGCGTTCTCTCACAATTGTCTGCATATCTGTTATTGGATAGTGTGACCTTTAGTGATGTAGTGACCACATCATATGCGTACACGCCCATGCAGGTCCAAGATGCAGTATCGGGTATCTCAGATCAGATTTCTTTTGGCATCTCCACAAATGTCTCTGAAGTGTTATCCGTGACTGATGATTTATCCTATCTCTTTGGGGATTCCCTGAGTGTGCAGGATAGTCTGAGCGTTACGGATAGTGTGATCACATCTTACCTGTATGGCAACATTGGGATAACAGAGAGTGTTGCGGGGATTTTGGATAGTGTGATCACATCTTATTTGTATGCGGCTGTGGGTGTGTCTGATGAAGTAGTTGAGTTGGTAGATAGCGTCTTTGCCCGAATTAAGAGCTTGAGTGTTCAGGACAGCCTGAGCGTTACGGATAGCGGATTGGTATTTATCGCATCCACCAACCTCACCGATAACATCTCCATTACGGATAGTGCGGGGTTCCGTGTACCTGTCGTATCGTTATTGGATAGTGTGGATATAACGGATGAAGGAGGTGCGTTTATAGCGTCTCAGTCGGTGTCTGATCTTGTGCCTGTGTTGGGGGATGAAATATCATCATTACTAGAGTTGGGGGCTGTTTCGGTATCGGATTTAATAATTGTGTCCGATAGCGTAGTGGCGAGCTATGAGTACACGGCGGCGGTGGTTTTGGAAGAGGGTGTACAGATAGACGATTCAACGGAAACGAGTTTAAGGCTTGTGCTGTCGGATAGCGTATCAGCATCCACGGATACCATCTCTACTTCAGCCGTTTTTGTTCCGATGAATCAAACGGATAGTGTAGGTGTTGTTTCGGATGCACTAACGACTAGTTATTTACTCTTGCCTAGTTCTGTGGTGGAGAGTGTGCCTAGTGTTGCGGATACGACATCGTTGTCTTTGAGTTTGACTTCTGTTGTAACGGAGGCTCTCGTATCCGTTTCGGACGATTGGACTGCCTATATATCGTCCAAATCTGTATTGGATAGTGTGGGTGTAATCACGGATGAAGTTTTGACGACTTATGACGAGTTTTTGAGTTTGGTTGATGGGAGCATTTTATTTTCAGGGGAGGACACATCTTACTTGGTGGGAGCGGATATATCTGCTTTTGACACTTCGACAACCGCCTTCAGGGTGGAGTGGTGGATGTATTTGGATAGTTCAGGGGGAGGGACGAATCCTGTAGTGTTTTCTAGGAACTTGCGTGGGACTTCGGATAGGTTCAGAGTTAGGTTATTGAGCCGAACGGGATTAGAGTTTTCGGTTTCAACAGGTTCGGCATCTGTATCCAACAACTTCGGTTCAGTTCCGAATGACGAGTGGGTTCACATCGCCCTTGTTGGTCGTAGTTCTCAAATACGAGCTTATGCCAATGGAGTTCAGCTTGGTAGCACTTGGTCAACCACCTACAACATAAACAACTCAAGTGCGGCTAATCTTTACATAGGTAACGAAACAACTCCCGTAGCCGATAATGCCTTTAAGGGATACCTTACAAACTTAAGGTATCTCTATCAGATTTCAGGTACGGCGGATTTGACCACAAGGACGGGAACTTTCAGTATTCCACTTGCCCCACTTCCAAGTGTGAGCATAAATGTCTTTAGACTTGTGGCTACTGATGCTGCGACCGCGTTCACAGGTACGGGTACTACACTATCCAACACATCTTCGGTGTCATGGTCGAGTGAAGTACCCACCTTGGCGAATCCTATGTCCTCTTTGTCGTTGAGTGGGGTTCTTTCTTATCCGTATTACAACGGATATCTCAGCCGAACGGGAGAGTCGGACTTCAACTTAGGTGCGGGAGATTTTACGATAGAGTGGTTTCAGTACCTGACTAACGAACAACTCAGTACTAGTTACAGCCATCGGGCATACATCTTTGATCTAGATTATCCGGGTGCGTCTAAACAACTATCCATTTACTATGATGCGGCATTAGAGACGATATATTTGGCATATCGGATAAATGCTTCGACAAACTACACCATAGGGTTTGCGGTAAATAATATACGCGACCGCTGGAGTCACTTTGCACTAACACGCTACAGCGGAACTCTTTATCTTGCCCAAAATGGATATTCATTGGCGGCGACCAAGATAGATGACAGCTTGAGTTTGGTGACTTCTTTGGACTTCACGGGGGCAAGCAATGGAAGCCTCTACATAGGCGGAGATAAAGCCCAAACCGCCAATTATTACTTTAATGGATACTTATCGAACTTCCGTATGAGCGTTGGAGTAGCAAGATACACCTCTCAAGATGCACCCTTTACGCCTCCATCGACACAACTCTCTACAGATGCCAACACCAAACTTCTACTCTTAGCTGTTTCTGATGCCACTACAGACAGTAGTGGTTTATCCAATACCATGACGGCAACAAATGTGGAGCGAGAAGATTTTAGTGGGGCTTATGGGAACGACAAGCTGAGTGTGGCAGTACAGACTTCTAGTACGCTTTACAGTAGTGCTGCTCAGTTCTTTGTGTACTCGGAAAACGATTATTATGCCCGACAAGCCCAAGGGGACAACACATATCCTACCCTTGTGTCGAGCCTTCCGAGATTTATGGAATTCCCTACCAATGCCTTGGCTTATGAGGGTTTATATAAGGGCTCATTCTCTGCCGCTGTAAGTGCGGGTTATTCCAATACATCCCCGACACAAGCGGATTTGATCTATAGAGCCTTATCTACGAGTACGATTAATCATCGTATCGAGGAATATAACTCTCCGACACAACCTACCGAGTATAAAATCTTCGCTAGGTTAAATAACGATGCGAGCCCTACGCCTGAGTTCAACATCGCTTTTAAATATACGGATAATACATGGGGTAGTTATTACAACTTATTCCCTTCTACAGGGGCATTGAATGTAAAACGCAACTATCTTCACACACTTAGAGTTAATACAGACGGAACAACAACATTCACACAAGATACAACGGGTCAGACGGCTATTTATCCATACGCCACACAAGTGCGATTGTATGCCTATTTCAAGAACCTTGATAATGGATTAGGGGCTGCCGCAGACCCACAATCCAAGATATTGCTCCGCACCGATCCTTCATTAGGTGTTGTGACGGGGAGAGTAGTGAGTGTGCCTAGTGAGTACTCAGGCACGGGTGGATTAATCCCCAAGTCCGAAATAACGAACACAAATAATGTGTCTCAGGTTTCTTGGTCTGTGACTACAGGGACAAAATACAGACTTTATTTGGATAAGGACGCGGGCGTTGATTTAATCCTAGCCTTTAGAGCTTACACCTACTCGGCAGGTGCAACGGACTACAACACTCTGTATGACTCAAACAATCCGCCTGATTACAGATCATTTTCTAACCTGATCTGTCAGCAAAACTTGTTTCTTCAGGTTCTTGAAGACGGAAGCATCCTCATAACCCAAGCCTCATAAACCACCCATCATAAATCATTTATAGACGCAGGTCTATGAACTAACAACAGGAGTATCCGAAATGATGATCATCACAGGAAAAGTACACGCACTTGTTCGTAACTGCAAGGGCGAGATTGTTCAGGAAGTCTTTGGGCCGAACGCCGTGGTGGAGATGTCCAACAATATCCTGATGGATGCGGTCTTCCCTAAACTTGGAACAAATGCAGCCCCCACAGCGATTCCCAATCGCCCTGAGGGAACAAACATGACTGATAATACAACCTTCCCCTCAGGAGGAAACTTCATAGGGGCAGGGGGAGCGGATCAAACTATCCAAGAAGCGGCGAGGAACCACATAGCTTATATAGCAATTGGCGACAATGAAGGTTCTAACGACACAGGTGTGGCGAACCAAAACCAAAAGGTCACTATGGTGGATACAGATTTCGATCCCACCAATGCTGTGACCGTCTATGCTCGGAGAGTCGATTCCGTGACCTTCCCTGCATACAACCAAGTACGCTTCACAACAACTTATTCCACAGCACAAGGAAACCTAGCGGGCGGGATTGCCGAAATTGGATTGTGGACGGCAGGGAACAATGCCGATGCGGATGGATTCCTGACCAATGAAGTGCCTACGGCATCGACCAATATGAGACTTTTTGCCCGTAAGATTTTAGCGAATACCATCACCAAGACAGATGACGGTACATTAGAGATCAACTACACGCTTACTTTTGGTGCTTAAGTTTAGGGTATTGTAATGCGACGCTAGGTCTTGGGAGGCTTGCTAGTTATTAAATACTCCATCACCTAGCCCCATAGGTAATGGAGGACAATATGATCAAGTCTCAAATCCCTGCCCCTAAGACATCAGCTATCCAATTTGGACTTGGGTTTTCTGAGCTAGGTGTTAAAGTCAAAGGCGATGTGTTTGGAGTTCTAATCCACGCAGATGGATCAGAAGAAGTGGTATTGGATAAGTCTAATATCTACACATTAGATGGGGGCGTATTAGCTGCGTTGTTGTTCTCGGGTGACGCAAGAGCGAGGGCAATAGATATGCTCGGTGTGGGTACGGGAGCGAGCGGAAATGCACAATCCCCTGATGTTGCGGATAATCGCCAAAGAAGACTCCAAACACCACTCTATCGTAAGGAGTTTTCTACTCCCATTTTCCGTACCTCTTCGGGAGCCATTTCGGAAGATGGTGATGGTAACTCAATTCCCACCAATATTGTAGACTTCACAACCACCTTTGAGGCGAGTGAAGCTGTTGGTGCCTTGACTGAAATGGGTCTTTTATCCACATCGAGCGGGGTAGAGGGTTCCGTCTTTGACCCTGTACAAGAGTCGGGATCAGATGTGGTTTTCCCAAGTAGAGACACCACAATTGATATCACCGAGTACGATGTGTTGGTCAATTATCTCACTTTTCCCGTGATAAACAAACCCAATGGATCAGTCTTAGCCATAACATGGCGACTCACCTTTTAAGAGCGAGTATCCATAATGACTAAGTTTCTATCTACCGTAAGCAGAAATCTATCCCCCTCCAACTACTCTTGGGACTCCGTTGTTCATCAACAATCCCGCCCTCTATTGGATAGTGAACTCAATCTATCCCAAGACATCCTCTCCGAAAAGTCTCGGATTGACCTGCCTTCAGGCATCCTTTCCCGTTATCCAATAAACGAGTCGGTTGGCAGTCTTATTTTCTCTCCCACTACTCCAAATGAGTTTGGGGTAAATCCCTTTAAGGCGTTGGTGGCGGGGAAAATCCTTGAAGTAAAAGGAACCAACTCCACAACAGATGTGAATAAAATCTACTTGCCAGCCCCTGAGACGACCTCAGGTCCGGGTACGGACTTAAAGAGAACGGATTTCGTATTCCTTGAAATGTGGCTTCAAGAAGTAACCCCTTCTATGAACGCTCGCTCTCGACTAAGGGTTGTAGGGGTTCTTACAGGCGATACTCTCACTATTGGTGATGGGATTAATCCTGATATCATCCTAACTGCGGATACCGACTTCTCTGTTGGTGTTTCAAACCCCCACACGGCAAGAAACATAGCGGAAGCCATCAATGATTATGATGGACTCAACCTAGGTTTGACAATTGGCGGGGTCACCATCACGGCTGAAACAAGAGGCACGGACTTTTTATTTCTTCTGATGACGGGAGGTGCGAACGGAAACAATATCACCTTTACCCCTAGTTCTCTCACATCTATTGAGGTCATCAACTCACCCTCAGGGGGGACAACGGGTACGGGTAAACCTGATGCGGATCATATTTATTATGCGGGGAATGTTCTTTCGGATAGTTCATTGTGGTTAGACGATAATATCCAAGACCCAAATATTTCCACATCGTCTAGTAGAAGAGTGCAAATCCAATATCGGATTAGAGTTCACTCTAGCACCTTCTTTAGTCCTGTGAGCACACCCTTTGGGTTAGACGATGGGAGCATTTATGCTCAAGGGGGTGCAGGTACAGAAGTGGTGGGTCGCATCTTCTCCCGTCATGATACGGATCATGGATTATGGATAGCAGGAGATGGAGACTTAACATCTTCTACCGAGTTTTCTAGCGTAGACGGATTTGTCTATGCCATCCCATTGTTCTTTGTCTTTAGACGAAACCAAGCCGATACTGCAAGCGGGTATGGGTTTAATCCAAATGACGATGCCAACACAGGTTTGTTATCCACCCATGATGGGACATTCACAAATGCTGTCATTTGTGTTGATCCGATTCCACTTGGGGAATCGGATAGACCTGATGGTCTATTTGCGGATGAAATATCCACATCTGATGTTTTAGACTTACGAAGAAGAGTTTTCCCACAAGGTGTAGACTTCTCAGCCGCTCTTGAATATCAGTTCCACGCCTTATTGGATAACACAAACAGAACATGGTTCTTAGACGAGTCGGTGTTTAACACTTATGCGGACGGCACAGGTGGCATATCCACAACACCCATGGTGTGTGATGTGTTTGGCTTATCCGATTTAAGTGCGGGTAATTATAAGAGAGACTTTGATCGTGTTTCGAGGAGATTCAGTACTGCCCCTTTGATTGAGCGGACGACTATAGTTGCCTATCCACAAGGTACAACATCCCCAACGGGTGTGAGCGTTGCCTCAGCAGGTGGTGATCCTCTGAAGTGGTATGAAGGCGATGTTATCGAGATTGACTTCTCAGGCTTAAACTCAAGATCAGACGCTTTGTGGACGACCTTTGAGCCTTTAGACCCTGAAACCGATAACCCTGTTGACTTTTGGGTGAATGGAACCCGTATCCTTGATATTGGATACTGCTGGCATGACGATACCGATGGCATGGGCAGCACGGATAACACAGCCAAGTTTTCTAAGATAGAAGTGTTATCCGAAACCTTGGTGCGATTAACCCTAGATAGGAATGATCAACTCGCCAATAGAGGCGATGGGGTTACTGCCCCTGCCCCTACGGA